TGAAAACCAAGGATCTCTTACTGTATCAGTACGTACGCATAAACCAGCAGTATCGCCATTCAATGGAATGTAACGATAAAGATCGTTATACTTGTCATACATGTACTTATATCCTGAATCCAGGACTGCGTACGATGTACTACGTAAAGAGTTTCTGAATGTTACAACATCTTCAGCTTCATCTTTACCAGCATTGGTTACAACATCTGCTCTATCTGGTGATATGAACACTACACAGTCCTTACGAACTTCTGCGATGTTATCGATTAGATAGTTACCTAGTTGCTCTCCATTTGTACCTCCACGGGATTTTCCTGTGAGTACTAACGAAATATCAACTTCAGCTGCACTGATATACTTATCATACGCTGCAGTGAGACGTCCAATTGGAAGTTCTGTCTCATCATCGCCATCTGAACCTTGTATGAATGACAATGTTAGAGGCTTAGTCGCAGATGAATCAGTAATCAACGTTGATGTAGCACGAGGTCCAGTTGTAGTAGCTGCACCAACCCATACCCAAGATGAATTTTGATTAATTACATCTCTGTAATAGTTGGTTGTACCTTGCTCTGTCTTCGCATCAGTCGCACGAGAAACATCCTTATAAACTTCAAGAACAGTTCCTGGAACACCACTGATTTTACCATCTTCATCAACGACAACTGCATGCATACCATCTTCTGCTGCTGTATTACCAAAGCTTGTGACATAATCTGTCTGGCCTGGTGCCTTATCAACATTATTAAAGAACTCCCAATAACGCTGAACAGTGTTTGAAGTAAAGTTGCCAGATAAATTGAATGTTTCTTCGAACGTGATCGTGAATGCAGAATCACCATTTGGAACAGAATCAACTACAACAAATGCAGGATTTGTGATAGACTTGATCTTTAGATACTGCTTACCAAATGTTGAGTTACCAGCTTCAATGATATCACCAACTGTGAATAGGTTTCTAATCGTTGCAGCTGCAGCATTTGTTGTTGCCTCTGCAATACCAGCACCGTTAGCAATATTAACAGTTGCGTTAGCTGAACCTACAGTAAATGTGATTCTTGTATCTGCAATGTTGATGTTAGCAGAATAAGCAGATGACTGAAGATTAATTAGAGAGCTATAAGCTGTCTCAGTTTCGCAGATGGAAACCTTGAGTGAGTTACCTAGTTCACCTGGAAAACGTGCAACATAATGAACATCAGACTCAAAGTTATCTACTTTGGTCTCATAATCATCTTCGTTTAGAACTAGATGTACTAGATTCGAGCTGATAGTTCCTGTATTTGCCATAGCGGTTAACACGCCATTAGCACCAGTTGCATCCGCTGTATTTGCAGCACGACTTACATATAGCTTATTTCCATATGATAGAAAGCTAGCTGCGGTGAAAAATGTCTCAGGATTTAAATTTGTCGGTTTACCGAAACGCTTGACTAAGTTATCCTCGCTGCTAATTAGGACCAATTTATCAATTGGACCCCAACGGAAAACGCCTGCAATGGCACCTTCAGTACTAGAAACAGCGGGAACAACCGTAGTCAGATCGATTTCCGATACATTGACTCCTGGGCTGACTTGAAAAGGCATGTTATCCCCCTTAGATTATAATGTTTATGTAAATAGGCTCAAGTTATCTTTATTTATACAATTGAATTTTCTTAATTCATTCGCTCAAATTCCTCATTGCTGACCATTTGGCCATCCTCTATAGGCATTCCGTCATCAAATATGCCAACTGGAGACATGTATTCTTCAATCTCTTGAATCTGTTTTTTATACATAAGTTCTCTTAAATTAACATCTGTCAGCTCTTTAAAATATGGATTTGTAGTTAGCCATGCGAATAGAACAAGCGTCATTACTAGATCATCATGATAACCATCATCAGCCTTATACGTACCTCTTTTCTCAATAAATGTAGAAATTTCAGATATGATGTCTGCATCAGTGACTAGAAGTTTTTTCTCTTCTATCAATGACTTGAGAGTGAGACACCCAATTCTTTTGACCTTTTTATCGGTCTGAACTCCATAAGCAGTAGTTCCAGATCCTCCAAAACCACCTGAAACAATTTGTCCTTTAGTACTTTTATTTACAAAAAGTATATTTTCATATTCTAGATCCTGATAAAGAATATGTGCAACCTGTTCACTTGAATTAATCTCCATTAACACATATGCTTGATTATATGTGTTAGCGATCTTGTAAATAACATTTGGATATAACATCGGACTTATTGTATTATTTTTATACTTAGCAACGATCTTATATGGAGCTTTTGTAATATCAATAACCGTGAATGCAGAATAATCTCCGCCAACTCCTTTTGCGGTATCTGCAACTAATGTATATGAATGTCCTTTTTGTGGAGCATCATACACATCTAGACCATCAATACTATAAGAGATCTGTTCAGCAGACATCTGCCCAATATGATCAGCAGCAATAAGTGTAAGCGATGATCCAAGGAACTTACATAGAACTTCCTGATTGAACTTGAGTTCTCCAAGTTGTCGTCTTTGTTCTTCTGCCCATTTCTCATCTCTACCAGGAATCTTCCAATAAGGAATAAACAGAGGAACAAAGTCATTACGACCTTGCTCAGCATCATTCCAGAATTTCCAGAAGTGATTATATCCCAATGGAGTCGATGAAAGAAGAATCTTTGTTGTCGAACCAGCAGAGATTGTAGGATAAACAGAAGTAAAGAACTGTTCTGCTATCGTACCTGGAATAATCGCAGTTTCGTCAACGTACAATAAGTTAACCGATTTACCACGAATACCTGATGCAGATGTTGCAGCAGTAAATACGATCGATCCATTCTCTAGTTCAATATCACCTTTATTCCAGGTTGTAACTCCTTGCTGCATCCATTTAGGAAGATATTCATACATCAACTGATAACGATGTAGAACTTCTCTTGCAGCAGATGATTTGTTTGCAAGAATCGCTACAGTCTTACTTCCTTGGAATATTGTGTACCAAAGAATATAAGCAGCAGAAGTTGTTGTCTTACCTTGCTGACGACCTTCCATCAGAATTACTTTTCGATTCTCATGAATGATCTTGACTTTCTCTACTTGACAATCATATAATTTAAATGGCTGTATACCATGATCTAACGTAACAATATAACAATAGTTATTGATGAAGTAAACAGGATCTTCTGCACACTTCATATATTCTTGAACTTGCTCTGCAGTCCAAGGAATAGGAACATTTGCTCCCTTCAAATTCGCATTTGAATTATAGAACTGCGCCACTTTATTCCTTTTTAGCAGTCAGCATCTTCTGCAGTTCTGCTGTAGTCAATATTAAATTATTATTAATTGTCTGTGGACCTTCTTTTTTGTCAGCAGCCATAATATCTTTTTTCTTCTTTGATAGATCCATAAGATCTTTATTTGCGCCAACTAATGTATTCATTAAAGTCGCAATAACTTCATATGCTCTTGGATGCTGTGATTGATCTGCAATATCGATCAACTGCTGTAAAGCTTCTCCACCTTTATCTATTACTTCCTTAAGATTGGAACGAGCATAATCAAAGTCCTCCTCTGTTGTAGTCTGAGGAACATATGGCTTCACTTCGTTACGAGTAGGAGCTACATCAATAACTTGAACATCATTGATATTTCTTAATCCTAAAGACTTATCTATGTCTGTCATTATTCATTAAATCCTGCAAAATCATTAATAAACCCATAATTACTATTTGCAAATATTAAATCTTTATCTATCGTTAGTGCTGGATCTTCTGTTGGAGACCCATTTGCAAGAAGACCAGGAGTTACCTTCACAAGAGTATCAGGATCAATGGTTGTAATGTTTACAGTATTTGCATAAAGCGCAGTGTTTGCAAGATTGATGATCTTGCCACCGTTCTTATTCATTGGTCCAAATACATAGCCTCTTATTGTAAAGTTAAGTGTCCAGATGATCGCTCTTCTTGATATAAAATCTCCTTCATACGTATCACTGTAAGTAACACTATTTAATACAATAGGAATATCTAATTTTAAATCAAGATCTGGTATTACATTGATAGTTGCTGTAAACTCTGGTGTAAAATATGGAAGAATCTGTTCGATGATCTGAGTGCCATCATCAGCGTTCTTCGTCATTACACTTAGTTCGATATTAATATCATATGGAACTGGAGAATATACAAAGTTCAATCGAGAAGGATTTGTCGCATCAGGTGAAACTATCTTATTAATCTTTGGTAATTTACGATCAGGCGAATATGAGATATCAACTATCTCGAAAGACATTCTCGGTAAAACAATAGCAGTTGGACGAGCAAATGTTGGGTCTGAATCAACTCGAGCTAAGAACTTTTCTTTTGGTCCATATGACAGCGGAATCTTAATAGTCTGTACATAATCTTGATCTGTAGTTAGACCTTTTCGATTTATATAGATGTCATTAAACAAAGTACCAAAAAGAATAATGTACTTTCGAATTGTTCCATGATAATACGTTTGAAACATTATAGATTTCCTTCACTAAATGGATCAGTCTCACTGAAGTCGATGATACCATCTGCTTCTAACTCAATCTCTGTATTGTCTTCAAATGCATCTCCAGCTTGTGTAGAGAATGTATATCCTGTTTGCAATATTGGATATCCATCTGAGTTGTGAATCTGTAATCCATCATTTGTAAGAAGAGCATAAGTTGTTGTAGCAAGAGAATAATCTCTTTCAATATTATCAACTGCAGCTAAACCAGTATTCAATCTTTCACTGCTGTACTCGAACACTTCACATGTGAGATCATAAGTCTGCAGTGATCCAAATTGATAGAATATCGCTCTACGATCTGTATACTTAACAACGAATACTTTTTGATTTAGTGGAAAGTAGATAATATCGCCTTCATTTGGGCGAGGTATACCTGCAGATGCTCCTACTGCCGTCGCAAATCTAGATTGTGAAACTGAAAATGTAATTTGATCACGAATCTCTAAACCAAACTTAGATAACAATTGTCCATCACCCTCAAACCCATCGATGTTCTTAATATACATCTCGATTGGATAGTTTGCAGTATACTTGTGAATAGGAGATTCACCATAGATCTCATCTTTTTCGACGATGGTTCTTGGACAATAATACATGTCCATACCATACATCTTAATGGATTCTATGATCAGGTTATTAACTAAAGTTTGCTCAGCTGCACTTGTGTAATTATTAAAGTATTGATTGGTTGACATTTTATCCTACCATATCAAGTACAGGCAATGAATATGAGCTGATCATTTCAGATTCTAGTTTTTCGATCTCAGTAGTTGCATCGTCATAGATCTTTTCACCATTGAACTGAACTCCACCTGGCATCTGCATACCAATAAACTTAGTAAGATTCGATCCCCATTGTTTCTTAATTAGAGCAGTTGCATATCGCATTAACCAATTATCTTTCCAAACATCAACATAAGTTTCTGGATCAATAATCTCGTATGCTTCAATCAATAAGTATTCTCCGACGTTTACTGTATTCCAATCCATATCAATATAGCACTTATCTGTATGACGCGTATAACGAATCGGTTGCTTACCAACGAGCAACTCTTGGATCAACTGGAGATGTTGGAATGTAAGATAATATGGAACCATTGACACAGACGTCAATGTGTAGAGATCATTCAGAGCGATCTGATAACGAATATTAAACAGGTCGTCTGAGCGAATAGAAGGATCACCAATAGAGAATACGCTTACTGCTCCAATGATGTTCTCTGGAAGAGTAATATATTTGTCATTTATTGTATTGGCTGTAATTTGGTGTTTATAGTAGATCTTTTCTGAACCATCATAATGATAATCCCAATAATATCTCAGGGCATCATCAATTCGATCTTCTACTTGAGTATCATCGACGTTGATCTCGATGACTGGCTTGCCAAGTCTTCTTAGGCAATACTCTTTAAATTGAGCTCTTGTTGTTGGTGCTGCCATGGCTACTCCCTATTATAGTTGTCTTACTATTTATTTTTCTCTAGAAGCCAAAGATCTAGAGAGTAGCCAAGTATTATACTTCACCCATTCTTTGCATTATTTCATCATACCAATTTCCAATCAGTTCTCTAATTTCATTCTCATTTAATGGAATAGTAACCATATCCTCGCCTCTTTTTATCTCGGCATCGGTGGCGTCTGGTTTCTTTTCAGTTTTAGTATATTGAGACGTCTCAGTTTGAATCTTTAAAGCTCTCTGAATACATGCCTCTTTATCCAGAGTTTTTAAAGTGTCTGGAATATAATATGTACGCTGTTCTTTTGGTAAAATATATCCTAAACGGGTGCCATTTAATGGACTTTCCCAGGCCCACTCTCCGCCAACTATGAATGGTGGAGTAGTTAACCATACTTCTTTACCCATATAAGATCCATCAGTTGATGGATGGAGCATAAATTCTGCGATAGGCATTATTCTTCCTGTTTTTGTTCGTTAGTTAATCTATGGTTATGTGAAACCGTTTCCATGTAAGATAAAGTATTAATAATCTTATCTTCTACTTTGTCTAATCCAAAAAGCTTTAATTTAATATTTGCAACTGGTTCAAGCTTTTCAGCAAGATCCTCAATAAATTGATGTTGCAATGTCATATCCCAGCAATCTGAGGTCTCTTCAAATGCTACATACTCAATCATCAACTTCTGTACTTTACCGACATTTGCACCGATCTGCTCAAGATATTCTTGTTCACCTTTTGTAATTCTTCCTTGTTGGCGAACATCTCTTAAACACTGTGTTAATGATCTGCGAAGATGATTACGTGTTTCTTGTTTCTCATAATCAGCTTCTGTAAAATCATGAGTACGCTCTTTAATCTCTTCATACATTTCATTTAAAGCAATAATATCTTTCATTGCTCCTTCAATGTATGTCATAGTAGAAGCTAATCCTTCTTTCAATTCAGCTAGTTCAATCTCAAGATCAAGCCGCTGCCATTTATCAAGATTTGGATTTTCAAGTGCTTCTTGTAATTTTTTTAGCTTAATCTCAGATTTAATTTGTCCCCATTTTGCACTATTAATAGCACCTTTTTTACTTGCCATCTCTGCAGCAATTTGGCGAATATTTCGTAGATCACTAAACTGAGATAGATTAATATGTTTCCATGCCCACTGTGAATGGCCACGATTCCATATCCTATGAAGCTCTTCAACGTTTGCTAATGCTAAATCTGTTTTTACAGCATTCTCTGAAAGAGTAACTCCTCCAAAGCTTTTAACTTCTCCAAGTGGCCCTCTACCAAATACCTGCGATACAGCGATTCCTGGTTGAATTGTTGGTAAAGAAAGTGGGCCTGCTGCAACTTTCTCTACAACATTATACTCTTCAGATTTTTCTAAAATTTGAATCTCATTCGACATAATTTTTCCTATTATCTAAAACGACTGGGACCATGCACCCAAATAACTAATGTATATCTTTCTCCAGATTTCAATGGAGTAACCTGATGCACCGTGAAACTAGGGAATAGATGAACTGACCCTTGATCTCTTGGCGCGGTCATCGGTGTTCCGTGATTTAAAATCTCTAAATCACCACCTGTATATTTATAGGGATCTGATAGCATTGCTACATACGAGATCTTTCTCGAAGCAGATGGACCAGGTCCAGCATCTACATGCCAATTATAATGTCCTTGAACTGGCTCATTTGGATCATACTTATAATGCAACAACTGTAGACCATGGGTAATGCCTAATAAGTCATATTTAAAATATTCATGATTAGCAACTGTAACTGCTTTGGCTATTCTTTCATATACCCAAATATATTTTTCATTCATCGGCAGATCATAGACATCTGCTTTTCTAATTTCTTTATTAACCTGACCTTTATCAGATCCTCCAATACTTGCAGGAGAGCCATATGATAAACGAGCAAAATCGATTATCTTTTCACATTCTTCTGGAGTAAATGTTAATTCTTTATGCTGTTGTGGACTTAGTGGTAGATATGTTGGAAAATCCGTATCCAATCTTGGTAACATAATCCCACCAAATATTGGGTGTGCAAATTCAACTGCAACATTATTAGGTCTATTATTGTAATTATTATCCCTATCATTAACAGAAAACTTCTGTGTCCCAAGTTTATCTCTTCCATCATATTTTAAATGTTTATAGGGACCATCAGCATCAGTGTAATGAATAAAGAGTTGAACTACCCATTCATTATCTCTTCCTTTTAATGGAGTTCTCCAATGCTCGACGTCGCATCCTCTATAGATGACCATGTCGCCAGCAAGCATATCAACTCTCGATGTTTCAGATCCAAAGTAGATTGGCCACGGAAAATCGGTATTAAATCCTAAACAGATAGTAGCTGAGATCTCACATTCTGGGCGATCTTTATGCTTTTTTAACTCTTCACCTGGACGATAAATTCGTGCGTATGTATATTGTGGGATAAGTTTTTTGCCGACGTAATTTCCAACAGCTTCGCACATTCTTTCAAGTAGAGCATCATGTTCAGGGTCACCATAGACAGAATCGCTTAATGGACACTGATCATCTTTAATAAGCTTTCCTTCATTATAAAGCTTGAACATGTTTTTAACAAGATGTTCACATTCTTCTTTTGGAACTGCTCCAGTTAAAGCTACATATCCACTTTTACTAAAAAAGTCTCTTGCTTCTTGCACGAAATTGGTATTTGGATTGTTCATGATATCTCATTTACTCCATGGTAATAGTTGAAAATAACTCAAATCATATTTGATACTGATATATATTAGACTACGCAGCTAGCCTGTCCGTGTGCACTTAATTCATTACCTGGTGCGTTTGTAGCATGTACTGTTGTGGCAGTATCTGATGCAAATGGAAGCTTGTTGATAGTGAGAACATGTGTTGCTGGAAGGTTTCCAATGCCACCAACAGAAAGTCCACCTTGTATAAATCCATGAGTAGTTGAGCTCATTCCTGCAGCACCACTTCTAGCAGGAAAAGATCCAGTAGCAGTAGCAACCGGAGTAGCTGATGCAAATGGAAATCTTTCTATATTATTTGTAGTGGAAACTGTTACTCCTGGCGCAATTGTTCCACCAATAGAATATCCATTTGTAGATGACATTACACCAACACCCTGCGCACGAGCAACTGTTAAATCACTATAGTTGCTTGTAGATGTTATTGAAGAAAATGGAAATCTTACGATCGTTGATTGATATAGCAAAGTTGGAAAAGCTGGTGATGGACCGACTCTTCCTCCAAGTTGATATCCAGCATCTGGCGCATTTACAACCATACAAGCAATTGCACCGGGTGCTGTAGGGCCAAGTGAGGTATGTACATTAATAGCTGCACTGGTAATAAGAGGAAATGCTGTAGTCGTTGTTGTTGGCACATACGTTGGACCAGTTGACCCAGATGCAGAAAACGCAGTTTCTGTACTTTGCATTCCGTTTCCACCAGCAGATGCATGAATTGTGCCAGCTGTAAGGTTAAATTGATCAACTAGCCATCCTTCGTTTGCATTTCCACCGTATGCAAATGGAAATCTTGTTATCCCAGTTAAAACGGCGCGCCCAGCTGTAGGAGTTACACCGCGATTAAGAATTCCATGTGTCAAGCTAGACCAGCCTTGCCCAAGATAAGACGCTCCGGCTGCAGCCGGATTAAATACAGCAGAAGTCCCAGGCACATCTGTAGCAAATGGAAATCGCTTAGATTGATTGCTATCGCCTGATGGAAAAAATGCTCCTCCTATATGAATACCAAAGTTACTCCCAACACCACCTTGAAACTGTGTGCCTATTCTTCTTGCTGATATATTTCCATATACAGATACATTATCAAACGATGCAGTTGAAATATTTGGAATAAAACTTGAACCAGGAGTATCTATTGGATTTGACGGCGCAATTGTAGGAAACCCAGTCTGAGTCCATCTCTCTGGGTTTGCTGTTGCGCCAAAAACTGTATTTGATCCTGATTTAAATGCCATTTTTAATCCTGTGTGGTAGCACCGTCTACTCTATCTAGAATTGAAACTTCTGCCAGTAATATAGCAACTTCTCCCGCATATGGATATCTATGCACTCTATCAGTTGATCCTTCTGGAGGTCCTAATCCTGGCCATCCTCCTGCTATAATCCCTTCATATACTCCACTCATCGCTTGTCTATTTGTAGTAAGAAAAATTGGTGCTGGAGTGTATGGAGTTATTAATACTGAAGTTGCAGTTCCAACTGCCGCGAATGGAAAGGAAATTACAGAGTTGCTTCTATTTGCATATCCTGGCGGAGCTGGAGATACTGTATGAGGTTGAATATATGATGGAGTACTATTTGCTCCAAGAGCCATATACCCTTTTGATAAGCTTTGAAAACCAGCTGACATCTTCCATACGACTAATGGAACAGGAGTCTGTGACCACGTTTCAGAAGCCCATGGAAATATCTCAGTGCTACCTAATAATCCTAAAGTTGGACTGCCCATTAAGTTTCCTCCTCCAGACACAAAACCTCTATCTGGAGTAGAATACGCAGTTCCTTCTGCTCTTCCTGTGACTAACGATCCACTGCTTGTAATTGGACCAGCATCAGAGGAAACTGGAATTTTAAAAGTAGTTGCTACTGCTGCTACTGATGGGCTATATCCTGTTGCAGTTGCAGATGCTCCTCCTCCAACCACATATACAAATCCACCTGGAATATTTGAAATATGCTGCGCTTCTTTTCTAACTGCAGGTAAAACCATCGGTGCAGTATACGTTCCTGCAGTATCTCCAACTGCAAATGGAAATACTGTTACTGTAGTAACTCCTGTAGTTGGGCGCGCCGGGCTTCCTCCAGCAAGGTACGCTTTAGTTGAACTTTTTAAAGTGCCTCTTCCAATTTGTCCAATATTTCGATTTGTCGCTCCAAGCATCTGTCGATCTATGGTTGCAGATTGAGAGACAGAAGCTGCAAATGGAAATTTAAAGAAAGTCGTTCCACTGAATGGAGAAAGAATAAGTGTATCGCCACCAAAATGATACCCAGCATAAAGCCCATTATATATTGGAGCAAATGGCAAAGCATCAAATGACCCATTTGCTTGTTTCACATAACGCACCAGAGCATCAGAATTCCCGGTCAGCGTTAACTGATCTACGGTCATCGTTCCATCATCACCAATAACAGTATAAAACTCTGCGGTAGTTAGGTTATTGGCTGTTGGTATGTTTATGTCTGCTATCTTAAATGCCATATCTTTTTATCTTTTAAAAGTTCATTGCTCCAGATTTGCTAAAGCCATCAATACCGGCTGATATACTGTTTCTATCTAATCCCATAGATTGTATTGATATTTCTTTCACTATACCAACTTGATATTCAGATGAAAAAGGAAATTTATAACTAAATGAATATGAAGTTTCTGGTGATTGGCTGTTGCCAATTCCAACATCAATACTTAGTTGACTTGCACGATATGATACGCTCGGAGTAATACCGAAACTACCTGTAATTGCAGTTACTGCAGCAAATGGAAATTTGCCCCAAGTGGCAAGATCTTCAACCACACCTGAACTATAGAAACGACCACCAAAATATGCATTTGAGTCACTACCAGCTGAACTCACACCATAAAGATATAGTGGTGTACCAGGAACTCTTGCTCCTATAGTTCCAACTGAAGCAAAAGTTTCTGATGCCCATGGGAATCGTTGTACATTTCTTACAGCAGATTCAGTGTATCCAGTATATGGTGCAGTCGGAATCGTTGGATCTCCGGCAACACCTTGCGCACCAGAATATACTATGCTATCAGCAGGCGCGCCCGGCGCTTGTGCACCAACTAATGGGCCATAGTCAACAACTGCTGGGGCTGTTGCTTGAAGATATCTTCCACCTATTACCCATGCTCCAACGTGATCAGTTGCCGCTGCAGCTTGATCCATCGCTGCGCCTGCCCCTGTTGCAGTCAAAGTGAGAATCGCAGGTGTTACTAAATTTAGTGAAGCAAATGGAAATTTAAAACTGGTAGTTAATGATGTTGCAGCAAACGCTGTAGGCCACCACGCAGCATATGTAAAAGCTGGTTGTCCAGCTCCACCATAAAAATACATATTACTAGGACCAGACCACGTACTCCTCATATATGCAGTTGAACCACCATCCCCAATTTCATTTAAATCTGTAAAATTAGCAAATGGGAATCTTATAATAGATCCTCTAATTCTATTTGCACCCGGAATAGGCCCATAGAAAGGGATCTCAGGTGCAGGTGTGCCAATATAACTTGGTGTTATCACAGGAACTGGCTCGCCACCATAATACCCTTCAAAATTCGCCTGATATCCATGTGATGTAGAATGACCATATGACTCAGTAGCATCTGAGGCAAAATAAGAAGCCGATTGATACCAATTGCCAACGTAAGGGATCCAGTTTCCTCCTGCTGTTGTTGGAGTTACAGAACCAGTTAATGTAGATCCGGGAGTCGGTTGCCAAACACCAAGAACCTTTCTTTGACCAGCAGGAAACGAGTTTACCATTAATGTGCGGGTAAAAGAAGGCGAAGGACCTATGTTTTGACCTCTTATTACTTGCCAATTTTCAGAGGCATAAACAAATTTTGTTGCCCAAGCATAGTTTGAAAGAGCCGTGGGGCTTCCACCATTAGTGTTATCCATAAAGCTTCTGCCTACATAGCCTGTTGTTCCTCTAAAAGGCATTTGCTGCGCAACACTTTGAAAGTCAAGACTGTTCAATGTGTTAAAGCTGTTCATTCTAACAGAAGTATTTGTGAACGCTATTTTATCAGATACAACTAATCCACCTACGTTTGCAGAAGTGCCATCAAATGATTTAAACCCTGGGCTAATTGTAATAGCTCTTGTATCAATAAATCCATTTGAAATCGGCGCATTCTGCGTACCCGAAAAATATCTAATTGCGGAAGATGCAATCTCTGCAGCTTCAGGCGAAACTGTTGATACAGGAACATCCGTTGTAGGATCTCCATACGTTTTAGTTTTTTGGAACGTATATACTCCACCGTTATTTGCACCTAAATCAACACTCTTGACAGCCCAACCGTATCCAGTAGATAATCCTTGTCGAATCGTTGATATGGCCGATGGTGATATGGTGGTTGGTGTGAAAAATGTTCCTGGATTTAAAGTTCCTGGCCCATACCAAACCCTTTGATAAGGTTGTCCAATAAACGGTCCAGCCGGCGACCCTGGAACTGGATATGAGGGGGGCGATCTATATACTGCTTGGTAAATATGTAAAGTTACATTATTCTTCTGTAGTGAAGCTGGAACTGGAATAGTATATGGTGAAAAAGTTCTTAATGGAGATGTCGGTGATAAATTGGGTACTGGATTAGCTGGCGGATTATAAGCAACTAATGCGTGCGTGTTAATTACAGTTCCATTTGCTGTAATGCTTGTATCAATTCCATCTTCAATTGAATATTCTATCTTGGCCCATCGCATTCTAATATCAAATGCAGTCTCTGCTGGAAGAATGGGTGCAGTGTTCGAAACATGTGTAGAATCTCTGGGATCACCAAAAACTCTAATTCGTGGCTGCGGGACAATCCCAACTAATGGAAAAGGTTCACTATATTCATTGTATGCATTTGCTCCAAGAGGATTAGTTGGAGTGGCAAGCATCATATTAACGTCAATAGAGCTTATACCAGTCATGTCTAATCGAGTGAATGACAGCCTTCTTCCTTTAATAGCTGGACTGATGCCCGTGGCGGGGCTAATCGTTGGGTGTATATCTCTAAATACAACAGCATCAGGTCCACCCGTTTCTGGAACAGGGAATCTAATGGTACCAAAATTACCTGCAGTTCCTATATAACGAGTGTTATCTGGTATTTTAAATGCCATGATTATTTTTCATTCTTTAATTGTTTTATCTCTTGCTTAAGTTCATCAACCTGACCAGAAAGATCTTTAACTGCTTCGATAAGAACAGCTATTAGACCATTATATTTAACAGACATTACTCCAGTGTCTTTATTAATCAACTCAGGAAGAACTTCTTCTACCTCTTGAGCTATGACACCCATCGAACGTTCGCCGTTAGATTTTAGATTATAACTTACGCCTCGTAAACTATTTATCAACTGTAAACTGTTGTCAATGGTCTCAATATTCTCTTTTACATTCTTATCTGATGCAGTGATAACATCACCTGTTGCATAGATATCACCATTTGCATAAACAGAATAAGTGCTGTTAGAGATTATCTCTGTTGAGCCGTTTACTGTGATAGCAAGTGCACCAGCAGCAGGAGAGTAGATACCAGTATCAGTGTCACTAGCGAACGAATACGTTGGAAGTGATGTAGTACCAACTGCAACATAGATAGCATTTGATAATGTGACAGAGTTTGCCCATAATGTAGCCCATCTATTTGTCGTATTTCCTAGATTACGAGCTAATGATGTTGATGCTATAATATCAGTATTAACTGCACCATTAATAGAGATAATATCAGCGGTTGCATCACCTAATGCAACGTTACCACCAACACTTAAACTACCAGTGACGTTGGCTGTACCAGTTACTTTGAATGTAGAATCGGTATTTTCTACTAAACTTCCAAAATGAGATCTTCCAGTATTTGCTACATTAAAACCATCTGTGGTTGTGCCATCATTATTTTGAAAGAATATTCTAAATAGAGCAGGTGATCCAGTATTACCACCAACAACATCAAGATTTACTGTATTATTGGCTTGTCCAGTAATAGTAGAAGCAAGATTATTACCATACCCTAAAGCAATATGTCCACCTTCTCCGGCCCCTGAAGCACTGCCACGAATAGCTACACTAGGTGGTAGTGTTGCTGCACTTACATTGAAAATGGCTGAATTAGTAACAGTTGAATTGCCACCTACTATAAATGAAGTAGCAGTTAAAAATGAATTAATTGTAGAATTACCAACGTTGATTCTCGTTGTACTTAAGTTGACGTTTGCACCTACATTGATATTACTTGTTACGTTGGCTGTACCTGTTATCTCTACGTTACTACCAAAGAAGCTAGGAGCAGTACCATTAACATATATGTTCCAAGCAGTACCACCACCAGAAGCAGCGGCTACATCTGAATAGAAACCATAATTGGTTTTACCAGTGGTAGCAGCTGCACCACCCATGTTTCCAGCAATAAAACCATAGTTATTATTTGCACCTGTAAGGTTTGATCCGGCTTGAAACCCATATTGATTTGTTACTGAAGATCCTGCGCCGAACGTACCTTGGAAAGCTGCAAAACCAGTAAGTTCCGACAACGTAAAAGATGCTGCAGCAGTAGTTTGTGTGACTTGCGCTCCGCGATAAATGGTTGTTACATCTGATTGAACTTGGCTGTTAATTAAAGCAGATATTACTGTAGTGTTGCCAGTAGCGCTTTTAGATATTTGAAAAGTTCTTCCTGGCTCGGCCGCACCACCTATCCCAACCTGACCAGAACTATCAATGCGCATGCGTTCTGTTACAGAGCTTGCACCATTAGCAGTTGTTGAAAATACTAATCTACCTGGCATAGAACTTGTACCAGGAGTGCCGTCAACTACAGCTGAAATTCGTGCCGACTGTATCCCCGCTGTTGCATCATCACCACTCCATAAAATCGAACCCAGTGAATCACCATTTGCTACATTAGCCCCAGCACCTCCAATAGTTCCTACAGTTGTATTTCTTGATTTTAAAAATGAAACAAAACCCGCACCTGCATCATTGCGGAAGCTTCCTACTCCAATGGAAGATGGGCTATTGGTATTTCCTATGGCTTGAATTTGTGGCGTTAAACCACTTGTAAAAGTAATAGCTGCATTGCTTCCACTAACTACACGACCATTAGTATCAATCACAAACGGCGTACTGTCAGGATTAGTGTCATCCTCTACTACTAGTGCATTTCCAGCTCCAGTCTGAGTAATACGAAGTGCATCTGTACTTGACGATACGTTGATTATCGCACCATCAGTATTAGCGATTACTGCAGATCCGATACTAATATTGTTAGAAGTAATTACACTATTAACAGTTGAATTACCAACATTGATCTGAGTCGTGCTTAAGTTAACATTAGCACCAACGTTCAATGTTGATGTTACATTGGCTGTACCGGTGACATTAACACCTCCAGATAATGTAGTTAATCCTGTTACAGCAAGTGTATTTGAGAATGTAACATTTCCAGTAACAGCAAGTGTATTCGAGAATGTAGCATTTCCAGTAACAGATAATGTATTAGTAAATGCTCCTGGAGCAGATATTGTAAAGCTTCCTCCAGATGTGGTTAAGTTACCGCTTAATGATAGATCTCCTGTAGATATCGATGTTGAATTGACTACAGTATTAACGCTTGAATTCCCAACACTGATGCCAGCAGTACTTAAGTTAACATTAGCGCCAACGTTAATTGCAGAAGCATTTGCTGTGCCAGTTATACTGACGTTATTTGAGAATGTAGCAGCACCAGTTGCTGTTAATGTAGAACCAAATATCGCATTTGATCCAATATTCCAACGATCATTTGTTTCATCCCATAATAATGATACGTTAGCAGCAGATCCACGATTAATCGTAAATCCAGCATCTTCTGTTGGTGGAGTAATTGCTGGTAAATCAGAATTTAAAACAACAACAGCATCACCGATGTTTAAGTCAGTAGTATTAATAGATGTAGTTGTTCCAGATACCGTTAAGTTTCCTGTGATAGATACATCTCTTGCTACAATACCTTCAGCAGCGACGTTGGTCGTAATGGTGATATTATTCGCCCAGATAGACGACCAACGTTGAGTTGTATTACCTAATGAGAGTGTGTTGCCAGTTACTGGAATAATATCTGTGTTTACAGTTCCTGTAATTGAAGCATTACCGCTTATTGTAACTGAATTTAGATTTGCAGCTGTTGTCACTGCGACGTTACCAAACCAGCCTGTACCCCATCTATTAGTTGTATTACCAAATGTGACAGTATTTCCAGAAACAGGGATAACATCAGTATTCACTACACCATTTACTGATATATTATCTGCAGAAGAATCACCTAATGCTACTGTGCCATTTAATGATGCAGCACCACCAACACTAAGCGCTGTAGTAACGTTTACATTTCCAACCCAAGCAGTTCCCCATCTATTTGTCGTATTACCAAGAGCAACTGTATTTCCAGTTTCTGGAATAATATTTGTGTTTACTACTCCATTTACAGAGATAGCGTCTGCAGAAGAATCACCTAATCCAA